TTTCTGGTGCCCTTTGAGCACGAGCTCAACAAGAACGGCATCTACGAGGATGACCTGCACCTGATCATCCGGGTCAACTGGGACGACAACCCATTCTTCCCGGAAGTATTGCGCCAGGAGATGGAGTACGACCGTGAGAACACGTCTACGGCCATGTTCCGTCATGTATGGGGTGGCGATTACTACGATAGCGTTGATGACGCTCTCATATCTGTAGAGCATTTCGAGGCAGCCATCGATGCTCACATCAAGCTAGGATTCAAGCCAGAGGGCCCGATCATTGCATCCCACGACCCGTCAGACCTAGGGCCAGACGCAAAAGGGTACTGCCTCAGACAAGGCTCAGTGATCCTGGATGTAAAAGAGATGATCACCGGCGACACCAATGAGGGGATAGATTGGGCTATTGATCTAGCCAGGCAGAGTAACGCTGATTGGTTCGTATGGGACGGCGACGGTATAGGCTTGGGACTGAGACGCCAGGTCATGCAATCGCTAGACGGCTCAAGGATCAACTACGAGATGTTTAGGGGCTCAGAGGGCGCAGAGGACCCTATGCTATACTATGGCGGTGATAAGGGCAGGACTAACAAGGACACGTTCCTCAATCGTCGGGCCCAATACTATTGGAAGCTTAGGGATAGATTTGAGGCTACCTGGCGAGCAGTCACCAAGGGCGAGTACATTGACCCGGAAGAGCTCATCAGCATCTCATCAGACATCGAGTACCTGGACCAGCTCAGGGCTGAGATTACCAGGATCCCGCAGAAGCGCAGCAACAACGGCAAGCTACAGGTTCTCTCGAAGGTGGACATGAAGAAGAAGCCCTACCAAATCGAAAGCCCCAACATGGCCGACGCTGTCATGATGTCTATGTTCAGCCCGAAGACACTCAACAAACAAACAGTGCAAATCAATTTTAGCGGATGGGGCAAGTAATGGCCGAATACGACGGTAAAGAAGACCGAGAAGAAGGCGAAGGATCAGACGGTCATCAGAGGGTCCTAGAGCTCTTGCAGAAAGCCCAGGACGCAGACCATGACATGCGCGATAAGGCGCGTGAGACCTTTCTATTCATTACTAAATCAGACGGCCAGTGGGAGCCATATTGGTGGTCCAGTAACGCCTCAAAGCCTCGCTACACCTTTGATATGTGTACTCCCATCATAGACCAGGTGGCGGGCGGATTAGAGCAAGCAAGCTTTGACATCCGAGTAAACCCGGCCGGCGGTAGCGCTACCAAGGATGTGGCTAACACGTTCGACGGCATGATCCGCAACATTGAGAACATCTCCCAGGCTACAACTGTCTACAACCAGGCAGCTCGAGGCATGATCGTTTCCGGGTATGACGGATGGCGAGTAAGCCAGAAGTACCTGAACGACGACTCATTTGACCAGGACCTGGTGATTGAGAAGATAGCTAACTTCATTGACCGTGTATGGTTCGACCCCTCAGCAGAGCTCCAGGATAAGTCAGACTCAAAGTATTGCTTTGTCCTGCACCCGGTAGACGTAGATGAGTACGACCGACGCTGGCCAGAGGGTGGGCGTGAGTCCGTATCAGACGACCGTGACGGTGATGCTTACTTTGACAAGAATGAGGTTATCCTGGTAGGTGAGTATCTTTACTGCGAGGAAGAAGAGCGTGAGCTGGTAATGATCAATAACGGCCACGTCTACGAGGCTGAAGAGTACGACAAGATCAAAGACGAGCTCGCAGCTATCGGCGTGGAAGAGGTTCGCCGTCGTAAGCGCATGGACAAGAAGATCTGCTCCAGGTTCTTTGACGCTAAGGGATTCCTCGAGGACAAGAAGGAGACTGTGTTCTCTACTATCCCGGTGGTTCCTGTGTACGCCAACTACAAGGTGTTCGAGCACAAGACTCTCTATTCAGGCGTGGTAGACAAGCTCATGGATCCGCAACGAGTCCTCAACTACTCAATGTCGCGTGAGATCGAAGAAGGAGCCCTGGCACCACGAGCTAAGTATTGGATGACTATGGCCCAGGCGGCAGGTCACGAAGACTCTCTGTCTACCCTCAATACCAACTCAGACCCGGTGCAATTCTTTAACGTGGACCAGGAGAACCCTGGCGCACCACAACAGCAAGGTGGGGCGATCGTAAACCCAGGGCTCAGGACTATCACTGAGGCTATGCGCGGGATGATCGGCTACACGGCTGGTATGTTCGCAGCCAACATGGGAGACAACCCAGGCCTACAGTCTGGTGTGGCTATCAACTCCCTGCAGGACAAGGGCGACTCAGCTACGATCAAGTACCATAAGGCACTCCAGATCGCTATCGCTAGAACCGGACGCCTATTGGTTAAGGCTATCCCCAAGGTCTACGATACGCCTAGAACGGTCCGCATCATGAAAGAGGACCAGGAATACAGCATGGCCGAGATCAACGCCCAGGTGTTCGATCAGCAGACTCAGGAGTTCGTTACACTCAACGACCTATCAGCGGGTCAGTACGACGTGATCTGCCGGGCAGGGCCAAGCTTCCGCAACCGCCAGCAGGAGACTATCGAGGCAATCATTGAGATGGCCAAGGTTGATCCTTCTATCATCCAGATGGGTGGCGACATCCTATTGGATAACATCTCTACGCCGGCGGCAGAGCAACTGTCTGACCGCAAGCGAGCCCTAATGATTAAGCAGGGCATCATCCCTATGGATCAGATGACCGAGGAAGAGCTCGCAGAGCAACAGCAGCAGATGGCTCAGGCTGGACAACAGCAAGCACCGGATCCAAACATGGTCCTGGCACAAGCCGAACAGCTCAAGGCTGAGGCTGAGATGATGCGCTCACAGATAGAGATGCAGAAGCTCCAGAACGAGCAATTCAAGCTACAACTGGAAGCACAGAAGCTACAGACTCAAACCATTGGTGACCAGGCTGACAACCAGATCGACGCATTCAACGCTGAGACCAAGCGCATGGATACACAGATCAAGGCACAGCAAGCCGGGGCCACGATTGATAACACCTCAGCCAAGACTATGGGCGAGGAGCTAGACAATCAGAAGAAGATGTCCGACATGATGGAAGAGCAGATGCTCAAGTCACGGATCCCATTCATGTCTGAAGCGGAGTTAGTAAGCCTTGCCAACAACTGATGCGATAAAGCAACTAGCCAACCAGGAGCTCTCAAAGAGGGCGTATATGAGCCGAGACGTATTAGCTAGGGGCAATGTAATGCCTCCGGCTGATCGTGGCGCATTCGGCGTTACAGGAGCTCTCACGGACTACGGCACAGGCATGCTGGACGCTGGCAGTTCTGCATTAGGTTACATGCTTGACACGTCTCTTGCAGACATGGGCAGGGACGCTGCCAGGTTTGGCGGTGCGATGGTAGAGGGAATGGTCGAAGACCCGCTAATGACAGCGGTAGACTTTATTCCTGGCGCTGGGCTTGCTATGGGTGCGTACGAGGCAGAGCAACTACGAGGCCAGGCACTCGAGGCGGAACGAGCAGGGCAGTTTGACCTGGCTCAATCTCTAAGGTCCCAGGCCGGCGCTATCGCTGCTATGAGCGCAATCCCGGGAGGGAGAACAGCTAGACGTGGTGCTCGCATGGATATGTCTCCAGACCAATCCTCTATGCGTGAGCTCTTTGGCGACATCCCAGAGGTGACGAGAGACACTAAGCTTTTAAAGCGTGTGGGTGATGTAGACTCAGTAAACCAAATGCAGGTTGAGATGAGTGCGCCAGAGTTTAATAGGATTAACCTTCTATCTGCCGAGGACCTTATTGATCGCCCCTGGGTCTCAATGATGGCAGACACCTCTCGCAGCGCATTAGAGAACGTCACCTCTATTAATGGCGTTCCTGTTAATGCCGTAATGGAGGGTGGCAGATATTACGGCGCTCAATCTAGGAACCGTGCCAGAAATTCTGCATGGGGCAGTGCTGAGGGGGCTGTTAGCGGAATAGAAAATAGAGCAGCTAGGGCTCAGGCCTTATCTGGGCGTCCTGTGATAGCTATTCCTTATGGTATGGCAGCGCCATCACCAGACTTTGCAACTATGACCACCGACATCATGGTTCCTTATGCCAGGCAAATGATGTCTAGGTCGGATAAAAAGCTTTTAGATAAGCGAATACGCGAAGGCACCGGCAAGGTCCCAGGTCTTCCGGAATGGCCAGGAATGGATTCTGCAAAAGCGATGGAATTCTTGGATAATGCTGGAGGCAAAAGAAAACTTGTAACCAACGCCCTTGATGAGTTTAGGGATGCAGGTTCTCTTAATCTGTCTCAAGCAAGAGCAATCATTACAGACCCGGATCAATTCAACCCCAATGTAGGTGATATTGGCTCGGTGTATGAGCTAGACCTAGGCCAATCAAGGCGCCCTGCTTTCCACAAAACCTACTCTACTGATGTGCATGGGCGTATCTTAGGTGGTCTCAA